GCTTTCGACCAAGATCGCTTGAATATCATTGACTATTGCTTGCGGCTAGCTGACTTGATCACAGCAAGCACCGATCCACTAAATGAATACCTTTCAAAATTCAACTTCAGCCCGTGTCCAATAGCCACGGTAAATGACGCCCGCAATGATTTTGTTCTGGGTGAGTTTTTCCCACCTGCCTGGAACTACCAAGGGGGCGAAGTAACCATAAATTGGAGGGGATCAGAAACCCACGTACCGGATTTACTGGCTTACAAATGGGCATTCACCAAGCGGGATAACATCAAGTGGCAATTTTGGGGATATGATCCCAGGCTTTTGAATACGAAGTGGTACGGGTCTTTGGATGAATACGAAGTGAAGCCCTACGAAAAAAGCGTTCTGGACTACTTTATGAGCTTTAGGAGAGCAGCAACGGACATTCTATTTATACCACTTGAAGAGAATGAATTTAATCGCTGCAAATCAAATATAGGGGCTTTGGAGGCGGTTTGGGGCGGGGCATACCCAATTTGTTCAGACCTTCCAGAGTTTAAGGATTTTGCCAGAAAAAAACCAAATCAGATCGGGAGGTTTATTGATCAGGTTGCATCAGGAGATGAGGATTTTATTGGACTTGTTTCTGAAAGGTATTTGAAAATGGTCGAAATCGTGAAAGAAAAATACTTGGTATCTGGATGGGAGCAAAAGCGATTTGAATTACTGGATAAAATGATGCAGTCATGAGGGATGATTTTGGGAACTACCCACCGCCGCAACCACAAGAAGAAATTGAAATCGAAAGAAAGTGGCTACTCAAGGAATTGCCAAAGGCTGTCTTTGACCAAGTGGTCCAGATAGAACAGTACTACAAAGATTGGTTGAGATACCGCAGGCAGCACGACGGCATTGGGGAATTTTTCTTTTGCATCAAAAAGGAACGCCTTTCCCACGGCGTAAACCGTGAAACATGGCAGGACTGCACTAAAGAGGACTTTTACCACAACTACCCACAAGACGAAAAGCCCATCAAGAAAACGCGGCATGTCTTGGAGTACGAAGGCCACAACATCGAAATTGATACCTTTGAAAATGGCTTGGTAATGATGGAAATTGAGGTTAAGAGCTTGAGCGAACCAATCCAGATACCGCAGATCATTCACGCGCAAATTGAGAAAGAGGTTACAGGCGATCCTGATTACAGCAATTACCAGCTTTTCAGAAAATTCAACGAACTTGAACCCGTGAAAAGCAAGATGCCAGTTAAACGGGTGATTCGTCAACTCAAGCGCGATTACTTCACCCAACGAAACAAAACCAAGCCATGACCGACTACAACACCAACAATTATCACAAATACTTTTTCGATGCCCAGGTGAAAGGCGGATACACCACTACCCACTACCACGGCCTTGTAAACCTTCACCAACAGGGCGCACAGTGGCTATATGACCGGGGCGTAAAGACAGCCTTTGAGATTGGTTCGGGACTTGGATTTTTCCTGCAAGGCGCAAAGCGGGTGGGGATCGACGCTAAGGGGTACGACATCAACCCATATGAAAGGGACTTTGCAATATCCAAGGGTATTGACCCAGGAAATTACATCTTAGGCGTTCCTGATCAGTTCGGAATTGATGGAGAGTACGACGCTTTTTACAGCGTTGAAGTCTTTGAGCACATCCAAGATGAAACGCTTATCCCTCTGGTGGAACAAATAGCCGAAAAGGGAAAGTTTTTCTTTTTCACCTCGACACCAAACTACACCACTCCCCAGGCAGATGCAGAGTGGGGGCACATAAATATCAAGCCAGTAAACGAGTGGATCAAGTTTTTTGAACAACACGGTCTAAAATTCCATTCCCTGAACAAAACCGTTTGTGCTTGGGGAATTGTTATGACTGGGAAAAGGTATGAGCTATGATTGCGGTTTTGATGATGTTCAAGGATGAAGAGGACATTATTGGGAAGTGCATCGACCATTGGTCACGGCTTGGGGTTGACCAGTTTTATCTTTGCGAGAACGGAAGCTCTGATAAATCTCTTGAAATAGTGAGATCATTGCCAGTACCATACAAAATGCTGTATTCTAACGCCTCTGATTTTCCGCAAAGAAAGATTGTGAATGAGCTTAAAGCAATGGCCATTAAAGACGGACACCAATGGCTATTTCCGATTGATGCAGACGAGTTTTTGAACCTTGGAGATGTTGGTTACACTTGCATTCGAGATTTTATCAACGCCAGGCACCATTCGCTTTTCCCGCCTCATTACGTTTGTCAATATCAGTATAAGAACATAATGCCAAACGGGGCATCATGGGTCGAGCCTGAGCACAAAAAGGTTTTTGGTAAATTTAAGCCCGAATGGAATATCAGCATAGGCAATCACCAAATTGAAAATGTGAATATTTTTTTTGAGATAGAAAGCATTTGGCTCGACCACTACCAATACCGAAGCTATGAGCAATTCAAGCGCAAAAAGCTCACATTCTTCAAAGCGTTTGAAAAGGCTGGCTACCTGGATCACAAGTTTGTCAAGGAATACCGATTGTATCAAAAGCATGGGGAAGCGTACTTGGAGCAGATGTGGGATTATTTGTTGAGAGGGGTAACTGAGTTTGAATTTAAAGAACCAAAATAGAGCAACATGGAATACACTTGCGCAACATGCAAAGCAAAAGCCAATTCCCTTAAATTGATTATTGAATCATGGATGAGGATTGACGGCAAACACTATTGTTCAACGTGTGGGCTTGATAAGCTCAAAGAAAAAGACGATAAAGATGGGTAAAGGCGGATTTACAGCAGCGGAAAGGAAGGAGGCCAGGGAGTCACGCAAACGCACAATAGTAACTCAAAAAGAGGCTATGCTAAAGGCTTTATCTGAAAACTACTGCTTAGTTAAGCAATCAGCAGAAAAGGCCGGGATAAGTCGCAAAACCCATTACAAGTGGCTTGAAGAAGACAGCGAGTACAGGGACGCGGTGGAGTTGATGAAGGAAAACAATTTGGATGTTGCTGAATACGCCCTGATGCAGATGATAAAGGGCATGAAGGATGCGTCAATGATCAAATGGTATCTGGAAACCCAAGGCGCGTCAAGGGGGTACGGAAAGAAAGTTGGTGAAGACCCTGGCAGCGGGTCAGCTTATGTTGAAATTCCAAAAGTGATATGGGTGAAGTCCTAGAGATAAATGAAAAGTTTCAAGAAATAGCCGAAGTTTTCCCAAAGACCAGATACTTTCTGATCACCGGGGGCCGTGGCGCTGCTAAGACTTTCTTTATAACTTGGCTTTGCTCCCGAATCATGGCAGAGCGCCACAATGAGCGAATTTTGTACACTCGCTATACAATGGCCTCTGCAAATGATTCGATTGTTATTGATTTCAAAGAGATGATTGAGCGCCAAAACATGGGGCCGCTATTTGTAGAAAAAAAGAACGATATTTTTTGCCCACGTACTAATTCTTCAATCTCATTCAGGGGTATTAAGTCAGGCAGTAAAACCCAAACTGCCAAATCCAAAGGATTAAAGAGTAATATTTTTGTGTTGGATGAAGCCGAAGAGCTTACCAACGAGGAAGAGTTTGATAAGATTGACTTCTCAATTAGGCAGAAAGACAAGGTGAATCTGGTCATTCTCTTGATGAACCCAACCAATAAAAACCACTGGATTTACAAGCGGTGGATTCAAGACACACGCAAAACGATTTGGATTGATGGTTTCCCTGTCAGCGTATCTACCCATGAGGATGTTACCCATGTGCATGTTACCTACCTTGACAATATCAAGAACCTCAACAGCACCTATTTAAAGATCGCAGCCGATCTAAAAATTAAAAGCCCAAAGAAATACGCTCACTATCTGATAGGCCAATGGATCGAAAAAGCAGAGGGCGTAATTTATGAGGATTGGGCAGAGGGTGTATTTGATGAAAAGTTGCCGTATATTTACGCTATGGACTTTGGGTACTTCCCTGATCCGCTTGCACTTGTGAAGATCGCAGTGGATCGAAAGCGGAAAAAGATATACCTAAAGGAATTGATTTACGAAACGGAGCTTTCAAACGAGGGGCTTCTAAGGATGATGACGGAGGCGATACCGGATAAGAGTAAGCCCATTGTATCGGACACCAACGAAAAGCGGACCGTGGCGTTCTTGCGCTCTAAAGGGTTCAGGGTGATAGAGGCGAAGAAGGGGCCAAACTCGATTATCCAAGGCATTAAAGATATGAAGGATTACGAAATCATTGTCACATCCGACAGTCCCAACATCAAAAACGAACTTGACAACTACGTGTGGGCCGATAAGAAAAGCGACACCCCAATAGATCAATACAATCACAGTTTGGACGCTGGGCGGTATGGGTTCACCTGGATTGTGAAGCATGTTCCAAGGCCGGGCGAAATGAAAACAGGTAAAGGATAAATCAAACATAATGGCAAAAGTCAAAACCGAAATTGAGCAAACAGGCGAAGGCCAACAAAGCGAGTGGGTAAACCCAGAAGCAGAGGCGATATTTAACGCGCTGCTATTAGCTTATCCAAAAGCAAGCCAAAGTCGGGTCATGGCTCCCTGGTGGAAAAGTATGCTATACTCACTAAGGGAGCTTTACCCGTCTGACATGCACATCGTGAACGCTTGGATTTTGAAGGAATCTGGAATAGTGCACCAAGATCAGCCCAAAGAAATACCCGCAAAGCCAGCCAAGCAGCCAAGCGAGTACAGAAAGGAACCTGATTACTCAGCCAAAGCCGGGCGGGAAACGTCGGGTGAATGTGAATCTTGCGGCTAATGGAAAATAAAGAAAAAAGAGTTAAAAACCTTTCCAATGAAAGATTGATTATCATGGCGAGTAAAATAATATACGATCTCCGCAAAAGAGACGGAAGGGACTTTGGCTTAAAACTACCTTTGGGATGGGATGAGGCTGATACTATTTTTATTGAAGTCATGAAAAGATTGAAGGATAGTCCAAAAGCAGACAAGGAATGATTGCACAACTATCCACCGGGGCCACAATCAATCTACCGCTTACCGCGCATGAAATACCGTGGGAGGCGTTTTGTGACTTCAAAGACCAGGAGCAAGAATACTTCACCGCGCAAGAAACCGAAGACAGCCAGGCCGCAATACTATCAATTACCAGGGCATTGGCTTACGTGTACGGGGAATGGATTTGGGATTTACCGTTTTCACTTGACGAACCGCTTGACGAATTGTTTTTAAACGGCTTTACTGTCACGATAGGCGACAATCTATCTGTTATGCGACTATACGCACACCTGAACACGATTATCAATGCCTTCAAGCCTGAAACGCTCAAGGATAAAGTTTTTAAGTTGGCGGTCGGTGGCGAAGAATACCAATTGGATCAACTCAAGGCGGCTAAGTTTTTGACATTGGAAGGCGTGAGTACAGGCGAAGCAATTGAAGTGCTTGAGTTCAGGCGCATAGCCGAAAAGAACCTGGAAGAAAAGAAGTTTGCCCTTGGCAGTATGGACTTCACTTTGGGGCTGCGAGAACTGGCAATACTTGTACGCAAGAAAGGAGAGTCATTGCCCTGGAACCGTAAAGAGTTGGAATCATTCTTAAACGACAGGATGCAAACTTTCAGAACTGTAACCGCTGGCGAAGTCTTAACCCTTCGTTTTTTTTTGATCAATTCCTACTTAATCTGGCTTCAAAACCGGATTATCAATTCTTCTGGAACGGCTCGCCCTATCAAGGTTCAGGAACTAAGTCGAAAGAAACCCGGGATCGTGAAGCGGCGGCGCGGGAAGCATTTGAGCTAATGGGCTGGCGGTTGCTACTCGATGCAGCACTACGGGAACAATGGTACATTGGAGGAATGGAGTCACTTTGGAAGAGCGACTTTGAGGATTTTGTTTTTCTTACTTCACTTAAAAATTCACGGGTGTGAAAGTACTAACCAAGGCTGACTTCATAGCCATTTGCCGCAAGATCGTGGCTCAAATGGCATCACGGGAACAAAACAAAAAGGGAGTGCCTCACCGGGTCAACTCCTTTGCTGCTTTTGTGGACGATATGCAACCCAGCGTCATGCACCCATCATTGGGGGCCACGTATGGCGATTACAAAGCCGGGCGTTTCTTTTCCCGTAACTGGGATGCGTCGGGTTCTGATCCATCAAAGATGGTGTTTGAATACCCTGGGATTGTGATACAGGAAACAGGAGCCTATACCAACTCCATCAGAAGCGACCGCATTTACTTGGATTTGCTGGTAGTGGCTTTTGATCGAAACACCTGCGAGAATTGCCCACCGGAGGTATTGGGAACCGAAAGCACCTTTGAAAATACACTGTACCTTTTGCGCTCGTTCATTCGGGAATTGCTAAAGCACGAATTGACCGTATTTGAAACAGGTGAGTTTTGGATGACATACCATGAAGCAGCCTACGCAGTAACAAAAGGGGCGGTTTTTGTGGAACATCCCGGGGAATTGCTTGAGAGCTTTATTATTGCCCCTGAACGCTGGAAGTTCACCAAATACAGTGATGGGGCCATTGGCGGCGCAAGGGGTTACGCAGTTGAGTTTACAATCCAAGTATGCGAAACCATTGAAACCCGAATGAAGTACAGCGACCCCACTAGCTCAGTTGTTCCCGTCACAAATTGCGAGTCATGCGGATAGTCACGTATCAGGAATTGGTAGGCATTGCCCTAAACGCAGTCCAGGCCATCGCTGAGAAAGGCAAGGACGAATTGAGGGAGCAGGGCCATGTTGCAACAGGCCGGGGCATCGCCTCATTAAAGGCAAAAGTTGTCGAAAGTGTCGGAGATACTTTGCGAATCGGCATAGAGGGCAACGATTACCTTTTAGATTTGGACACAGGAATACCGGCGAGTAAGGTAGACACAAGCGCAGCGGCTGAGGCAAGGTTATTGCAGTGGGCCAGAGTGGTAAAGCCTGGGCTTTCGGAGTCGAATCTAAAGCGGTTCACGTTTTTGACACTCAATAAAGCCGCTGTACTTGGGTTCCCACTGCCTGGATCGTTTGCCTTTTCAAAGAATGGTAGACGCACTGAGTGGATAAAGTTTGGCTTTGAGATGAACGCGGAAAAAATCATCGAAGAGCAATTCAAGGTATTCGAGCTTTTGGTAGAAAACTTTGACGAAATCTACCAAGCGGCCATTGAAGAAGCACGAAAAATAGCAGCATGACAAAGGTTCTGGTTTACGAAGTCGAGATCAAAGGCGTTAAAACGGCGGTCAATAGTCAGGAGGATTTGGCTAGGGCCATTAGGGACACCACTAAAGCCCGCCAGGCTGAGAAGTTCAACACCGACGAATACAAGCGGCTTGGAAACCAGATCGCAGCACTCAAGACGATCCAGCAGGAGCAAAGGCAAGAAGAGCGCAACGCAATCAATCAATTCAAACAAAATGCGGATCAGGGTAAGAATTCTTACCGGGCATTGAATGCGGAATTGGTACGGCTTCGCAATTCCTACAAAGACCTGACAGCAGAGGAAAGACAGGGGGCGTTTGGTCAACGCACAATTACACGGATCAAAGAGCTTGACCGGGAATTAAAAAGCATAGATGCCAACTTGGGAAACTTCCAACGCAATGTTGGTAACTACTCAAACTCATTCAACAAGCTTGGGGACGCTTTAACCGGGGGCTTGGTTACTGGGGGCATTGTTGCCGTGGCTGCCTTGGCAAAACAGGGATTACAAGAACTCTTTGAGTTAAACAAAGCCATTGCAGACATTCAGGCTAACGTAGTTAAAACAACGGGCCTAAGCTTCGACCAAGTTACCTCGCTTACTGAGGAATTAAAGAAGCTGGACACTCGCACAACCTTGGAAGAGTTGCTGAATATCTCCACCGTTGCGGGTCGTTTGGGTGTTGAGGGTGAAAAGGGCGTGTTTGAGTTCACTAAGGCAATTGACGTGCTCAACGTGGCCTTGGGGGATGATTTTGGGGGGAATGTAGAAGTTGTAACGGATCAAGTAGGCAAGCTTTCAAACGTATTATTTGGGGCCACAACTGACGGCGAATTACTGGCAGAAAATTTGCTTTCGCTTGGCAACGGCTTGAATGTTTTGGCCGCAAATGGTGCAGCGTCAGCCAACGGGATCACCGATTTTGCAAGCCGAATAGCTGCGTTAGGCGTGCCTCTTGGGCTTACAGCAGGCGAAATCCTGGGCATATCCGCAAGCCTGGAAGAATTGGGAGTTACAGCAGAAAGGGGCGGCACCGCAACGGGGCGTATATTTCAGGCGCTTACTCAAGACTCAAAGAAATTTGCTAAAGAATTTGGGATCACTCCTAAGGTATTGAAGGATGCAGGGATTGAGGCTAAGTCATTCACCGACTTAGTAAATACCGACCTTGTGAAAGCTTTACAATTGGCATCAAGCCGGGCCGTAACACTATCCAAGGACAATGTTGATTTATCAAGCAAGCTAAAAGCCGTTGGGCTTACCGGGGCGGGTGAGCTTGAAACCTTCTTAAAGCTTGGCCAAGCCAACGAAAGGCTATCTGAAAATATCGGAGTTGCAAACAAAGCCCTTGAAAGTCAAGATTCTTTGTTGTCAGAAGCCGCCGCTAAAAATGAAAACCTTGCCGGGGCTTATGAACGTTTGATCAACGACATCCGAGAATTTTTTGTGTCCTCCGATGTTCAGGACTTCTTTTTGGCCTTGATCCAAGGCGCAAGGGATGCAGGTACAGGCATCTTAAAGTCTTTCATCCCTGGTTCCCACATCTTCCTAAGCATCGGATATAAAATGCCGTTAAACGCAGCGCCTGAGCTTCCAGATTGAAACGCAAAGTTACCCGCTTTGTTGATGTAGGGCTTGGCCCCGGTCAGTGGGCATCCTTCGGTGTGGATAATGTCAAGCCCTGTATGTACTCGGATATTGCCGTGGGTGATGATCTTGCCCCAACGATCCATACCTTTTACCATTTGCAGAGCCAAAGCAAAATCCTGTTTATTGGTCTTGGCCTTTTCGTAAAACTTACCGCTGAACCAAGGAACTAACCACCCCTCCCCTGCTTCAATACAAGTACTTCCCTTTACTTTGTCCGCTGTCCCGTCTCCATCCTGATCCTTTGCGGGTGCATCTTCCAGCAAAAAGAAAAGCACCTTGCCCCCCATTTGCAGGGTTGACAAAGTGCTCTTTTCCGATACAGCTATTCTTCTATGTTGAAGCACAATTTCCGACATGGCTTTGATTTTCAACAAAGTTACGGATTTTGTTTAAATCGTACCCCATTTTCTTAAATCGCTTTCGGTCACAAAATACGGGTCTTTTGGCATTTGCTTTGGTGTGTATTCCCGTTTGCCAGTCATTCCATGGCGACCAATCAAATGGTGAGTTTTCGCGGTTTTTGGCATTCCAGGGATGCCGCTTTTATCCTTTTGGAGTTTCTTGATTTTCATGTTGCTTGCTTTGGGTGTGAAAAAATCAATAGCGGAATTTAGTAAATTGAATTATTGCCATTGGCTTTGAAAGATCATACTTCCCACTTGCAAACCAATCAACGTAATCGCCTCTGCCCAACCCATCATTTTGGGCTATTTTTGAATAATTCTCACTGAAATAATCAACCAAAGTATTAGTGCAAATCTCCCTGTAAAATTCAATTTCTTGAATCCCAACCCCATCTACTGACGTTAGTTGTTTAAACTCTACTTGAGGGCTTCGATATGGCTTGCCCGACCAATAACGTAAACTTAAAACGGCTTTACCCTCCTGCACTTCGGCAATCCTTTTTTCCCAAAGCTCCAAGTTTCCTCGGATGGTGTGGATTTTTTCACCGCTTAAAATCTTTTCAACAAATCCGGTTTCTTCGCCTTTCTTTGGGTGAAACCCAGGGAAGAATTTAGAGACGGTTACCACATAGGTTTTCATGTTGTGAATTTTGAGTGTCAACTATTGGCCTTGAACTTCAAAGGCGTGTTCCAAATCTGCTCCTTGAGCTTTGCAAAGTTTACGTCAATGGGTATTCCCTCCATGATGTAAACCCCGACCTTTGGCTTTTTATCCACAGCCAAAATGGTTTTGTGGAGGATACCCCCGTTTACCCATTTCCAACCGTCGTTGCCAAATACCGGGCTTGCTCTGAGTCCGTCCAGAATGAACTTTGTGCTCATTCCTGCTACGTTGTCATGGTCTCGGCGCTTGTTCTCTTCGTGCCAGACAAAGATCAGCGCACAAGCTTCCTCTACTGGTTTCACATTGTGAAGGAATGCGTAATCACAAACCTTTTTCTCCCACTCCTCCTTGAGGCTGCCGTACTTATCTGGCCCCCATTTGCCGTAGAGTAAGCTCAAGACCTCGTTTGTGCTCGGCACCTTCCCAGGCACCTCAAAGTATTGAATCCGTTTCATCGTAGAGTTTGTTTAGGGCTTGAATGGTTTCTTTTGTCAACTCCAAAGTTTTAACCGGGTTTTTGGTATCGGTATTTGTCCAAACTTCTCCCCGATTCGTTGGAGAAATGATGGGATTTCCAGTAGACTGGTTGGAATTACCTTTCCAAGACACCGCCGCGAATCAATTCAGGCCTATGGCAATGCCATAGTGCCACAGGTAGCTTTCCAAATCTTCAAAGCAATCAACGAACATGAACGAAAAATTCAACAGTGACCGAAAGCTCGTTTGGGCATTTAGGGCTATCTTTCCCGAACACTCAGGTGAAATCAAAATAGTTGATTCGCTT